ACACAATCGCTTTTAGCAGGAATATTTATTTTTTTTAATTCTTCTACTGTCATAGTAGGATAATCAACACCTGCTCGGTTACCTACTGCATCAAATGAATTGTGGCTACTCCCCCCACGTTCTGAATATTCCCAAGGAGGATCAATAGATATTACATCATATAGACCACTTGGAGCTTTCAGACCTTTAGAAATTTCTTGTTTTATTTGCTCTATTTTTTCAAGTCTATTCTTTTTCTTTTCTTCTTTCTTTATGTCTTGATAAGCTGCATTAATACTTACTTCGCCTGTAGATAGTTTTGCTTTAACTTCTTCTGTAGCTTTTTCTTGTATTTTTTTTACTTTAGCTATAGTATCGTGTGATACGTTTGCTACTTTTGCAAGTTCGTTTCTTGTTTCTATTGATTTAACCTCTGCAGATATCTGCTTACCTTTTACACCTCTTCCACCACTTAATTTTAAATTTTCTTTTGCCTTCTTACTAAAAACTTCTTCAAGTTGTAATGCTAAAACACTTCTTTGATAGTTACTTAAATTTCTTCTTCCAAATTGGTTTAGAATCATCCATTCCTTTACAGCTTCTTCATCTTTGAAATGTTTTGTTTCTGTTTGTATTTCTAAATCCCACTTCAAAGAAATCTCATATCTGTTATGCCCATCAATAATAAAACCATTCCAAACAAGTATTTTTTCTCTTATACCTTCATCTAATTGTTTATATTCTTCTTTAGTTAAATCTGGTATTAAACTTTTAAATTCTTTTTTAATTTTAATCATAATATTCCTTCTATTATATAGTTATCTATGTCTTGTCCTTCTATAAAGAACTTCTCAAATATTTGTATTGCTTCTTTTGTTTTTCGTTCCCCTTCCAAATAAAACTCCTCTGAACAATTCCATATCCCAATGTCTAGTGATCCTTTGTCTATAACTACAAACTTGAAATCTAAATATGTTACATCAAAGAGCTGACAATATATATAGCATTGAACATCGTAAGAATATTTCTTTGCTGCGTGATAAAAGTTAGAAACTCCACCTGTTGTAGTCTTGATGTCTGTGATTCCATCTTTTCTCAACACATCTGCTTTACCTCTAAATGGATAACCTTGTATTGTACCTATTCCAGATACCTCAAACTCACAATCTGTAATGTGTTTTAATGCGTGTTCGTTTTTAAAAAAAGCATCTGCTATTTTCTCTGCGTTTTCTTTCTCAAGTCTTGTATATACCTCTCCATATTTTTCTCGTGCCTGTTTGTATGCTTTCGAGTTCTTGGAGGATACATTGACAAATATCTGTTCACTAAATTTTTGTGGTTCTAAAATCGCTTGATGTACCAACCTACCATCACGCAGAGGTTGAGTTTCAGGACTTCCATACTGCGTTACATATTTATATGTTTTAGGACTTGATAGTAATAGTTTGAGCGAAGAACTACTAAGTGCTAACTTGTTCAGCTCTCCATAGTAGAATGTATCATCTACCATTTTTTTGAGCAATTCTTTCTTGGAGTAATTTCTTCCGTCCAAAAGTTGTATCATTCTTCGTTTGTTTTAATATTAATTCTGTTTCGATTCTGTTGGTGTACTTATACATCTTGTTAATGCAACTTATAAACAAACCAATCTGTTTTTTTCTTTCTGGACTTGCTTTCTCAAAAGCACTAGCCATCGCTTGACCTATATAATTAAATGCCAGTTCAAACTCTTGCTTTTGTTTTATATCCATAAGCTCATAAATAGATACGCACTTATTGATATAACAAATAGTATAAATGCAAGTTTAAGTGTTTGATATGTTTGTTCTTCTTTTTCAGGACTTCTGCCCTGACTGCTTCTGTATTGTTTTTTCATATTGCTTTCTTTTTTTATATATCCAATCTCGTAGAAATAATTATTATTCAGATATGTCAGATACTTGTTTTTTTGTGATCTCATATCCAAGTTGTGCTAATATTATTCTGTTCTCTTTCAGAAATTGAATTACCTTTTCTTCTTGTATTTTTTTTCTGCAATCATTTGTAACTTGATTTTCTATCGGAAAATGATTATTCTTTGTCATAATGTTTTTTATTGACAATATACAAATAATAATTGACAATATCTAATAACTACTCTTTATGTACGATTGATGCCATATCTTCCGTGAGTAAATAAACCTGTTTTAGTTTTTTCTTTTTAGTCCAGAATGTCGTATCAGGACAGTATAATTCTTTGACCTCTGGCATATCTAAATAGTTGATCCAATATAAATAAGTGCCTTTGGGATCAGATACAAAATAGAGCTTGACAATCTCATTATCCATATCCATCAGTTTGTCATACTTGTATTTTTCTAATAACTTTTCTTTATAATATTTGTTTCTAAACTTCATCTCCATAACGCATCTATGTCCTTTTGGTGTCGTACCTGATGCATCATAATGCTCAAACTTACCCTCTGACCATTTTAAGTTCCAATCCTCAAACTCGTTCAAGAACTTTACTACTATCTTTTCAAATCTATTTATTGTCTCTAAACCCACCTACGTATAATTTATTTATGTCTGCTATCCATTGATTCCAAGTTCTTGGAGAACATCCACAGGGCAAATAGAAATTATGGTAAAAATATTTGGAATGTAAAGATGCAATCAGCTCTTGTTCTTGTTTGTTGATCTGACTGCTTTTAATTCCTTTGAATTTTGTCCACTTTTGATATTCTTCTTTGTTTAGTTTTTGTTCTAGTTCTTGTGATCTCATTTAACCAATTTTTTCTATCATCACACCCACAACTTTCAAATCCAAGTTTGTGTGCAATCCACTCTGCTAAGTCTTTGCCTTTACCAAATGTGATGATGTTTATTATGTATTCTAATTTATCTCCTAATTTCATATTAGTTCTTTGAGTTTTTTCTTTACGTTTCTAAAAGTATTATAAAGTGAGTAATAACTTATTTGACTTTTTCTTGATAGTTCACTTATGCTTTCTCCACCACTTACAATATCATATACCTTTGCATCGTACCAGTATATTTCTTTTAGAGCTTGTTGTATCTTTGCATACACTTCATCATAATTTACTGTACCCTCATCCTCTATTTGTATATTCTCAAGTGTGGTATATGTTACTTTCATTTTTTTTCGTAACAGGTCGATGTAAAGACCTCTCAATATTCTGAAAATGTAGTAGTAGTTAATATCGCAATCTCCATAACTAAAGTCTATTCCTTTTTGTGTATTTTTTATTAGCAAAAGGTATAGTTCTTGCACTATATCCTCAACCTCTGTTTCTCTCAAACCACCAAAACTTCTTGTAATATCCATCCACTTTTCGTGTCTTTCGTATGCTATCTCTACTTGTGTTTTCAAAATGGCATTTTTAATTGTTCTATGATGTTTGGTCTGTGTATGTCTTTGTCTCCCAATTTATATCCTACATTGTTCTTTATGCTTTCCAGAATAAGTGGACTATCGAAAGGTGTTGGCTTACATCCTAAATCGTGATCTTTAATCTTCTTACAATGAAGCTCTGTATATATCCATCTTGATTCGTGTTGGGTCAATCTCGCAACACAATAAAAATCATCACATCTATTTCCAAAAACATTACCACCCTCAACATCACTCATAGCCAATGGTAAAGGATGTCCTGCGTATTCGTGATTGTTATTGTATTTTTTTCTAAAACTTTCAGTAACCGAGTGCATCACTAACCACAAACCTTTGTTGTATTTTTTAACAAAGATTCTAAAATCAGTCATCATTTCATAGTTGTACTCAAAAGCATTACTAAACTTCATCATTCCTTTATTCTTTCTCAAACTGTTAACTGGATCAATAATCAAACAGTCAAAATCGTACTGTGGCATAACCACCTCACACAAAGATAGTAAATCTAAATAATCATAATTTTGTTCGCAGTCTATAAATTTAAAATGCTCATAGACAAACTCTGTATGTTTATCAAGTTCTTCTTTTGAAAGTTTGTTTATTGGTTTTTGAGATTTGAACTCTATTAATCTTCTTATTAAAGAATGAGGTTCGTTTTCAGAGCTAAATACTAGAAACTTTATCTTATGTTTCATCGCAAATAGCAACATAAAATAAATGATGACAGATGTCTTTCCTACGTTTGCGTGTCCTGCAAAACAAGTCAGATTTCTTTTGAATCGTATTACACTATCTATTTCTTCAATACCTATCTTTGGTGCTTCATTTAGTTTGCCTGTCCTTATTAGTTCAAGTTTGTCTAAATGATCTTCAAAGTTTATAAGCATTATCTAGATAGTTTTTCTAATTCAAATTTTAAGTGATTGATTGCTTTCTGTATATCGCCTTCTGGAGTTTTGTGCTTTTTGTAAGCTCTGAGTATATAGGTACAAGCAGTTCCAAGATTGTAGTTTAAATCAAAATTCTCTACTACTTCTCTTGCAGTATAACCATTTGCACCATCATAATACTCTGGAGTTTCTATTTTGGAGACTATCTTATAAGTCCCAAACTGTTCATCATAACCTTCAGAATGGTAAGGCATCTTCTCTATCTTGGTTTTGATCTGCTAGTTGTAACTCTTTTTTAAGCTCTGCTTTTTCTATTTTCCAACCTTGTATGGAGTTAAAGAATTTCTTTTGGTTGTGTTGGTTTATCCACTCCCTACCTTTTATATTGATGCCGATTGTTACACCATCATCTTTTTTGTATTTGTCTAACACTTGACATTTATCTTGGACAAATTCTATCAATACCTTTTGTGGATATTGTTCATCTGTTGATAAGACCAATTCTCTTTTCTTAAAGTTGTTTGATCCATATTCTTTTGTTGTGCCTATTTGTAATATTGTTCCTGTTAATTCCATTTTATTTGTCTATTATATTAAAGTATTTATTTGTTAATGTCTCCACTTCATCTTGAGTTATTTTACCTGCAATATATGCTTGTGATGCTTCTTTGAAAGCAACCTGTAGTAAAATACTTCTCCCTGTATCTAGTCTAGCAACTGATTGTTCTTGTTTTGTATAGTTGCTATACATAGATACTTTTTTTATGTCTTTGTATTTGTAACCATTTTTTTGTTGTATGTATTCATACTCTACCTCATCCCCTACTTTGAATTTTAGATTGTCAACAGAAGATACAGGTGCATAAACAAAACCTTCTGAATGTGCGCCTGTTGTTATTGTGTATGTATATATACCATCCCCAAAAGGTGGTTTATCTACTTTATGTATTGTTTTTATTATTGATTTACTCATCTTTTTAAATTTTTGTCTTTATATTCTTCTAATTTAATATTTTTATTTTCAATGATCCTATTTAAAATAGTCTTATCATATTCTCTTATGTTTCTTTGCAGACTTCGTAACTGTCTTAACAAAGCTCTTTTATCTTTTTGTAATTGTTTTGCTTTTTGTTTATAATCCATATTATTTATTTATGTGATAATTAAAGATTTGGTCTCTTAAAAATTCTAAATCTTCTTGTGTAAAATTGTTTGTGATGTCTTTGTTATCCTCATAAATACGATTTATAGTTACTCCATCAAAAGTCCCTGTTCCAGAAAAATGATCTAGTTCAGATGTTGTAAAGTCATACTCTATAGTAATATATCTATGTTCGTAGATTGTATCGTATATGTTGGATTCTTGATTGTATCTAACCATTCTGTTTTGTTTTTCTCAAAGATAATTAAATATTGTCAATATCCAAAAAAAAGAGGAGAAAATTAATCCTCCCCTTTAAAAACAAAACTCTTACCGAAGTTGGCAAGGATCACAAAGATAATCTTTTATTCTCAATATCAAGTTTTTTTTTGTATTTATCTATCAGCTCTTGTAGGTCTGCTATGCTATACTTGACTGTTTGTTTAGATAGATTGTATAGATGTTTAGGTAAACCTTTTTTTTTCTTTTGTAAAGCTAAAGAATATTCATACTGCCTACCATACCTATATCTGTTATCGTACCTTGATTGTGCATATACATTATCTTCGTTCCACCTAGTTGACATTTGTTTTCGTGATATAAAATGACCTGCATCTACTTCTGAATAGTGATATTTTTTACCAGATGTTATACATTTAACAAAACCTTGTTTGTTTGCATCCCTCTTTCTTATATATTCTGAAAATATTCTGTCTAGTTTATTTATAAGTGTTTTGCGTTTAGGTTTTTTCACGTTGTCAAATATATCTAAATACAAAAGAAAAAGAAAAGAAAAGGACAAAAGAAAAGAAAAAGAAAAAATCCCTCTCCAAAAAACAAAACTATATTTACCTGATCCAAGTGCCTTCCAACTTTATTAGGTTGCACAAGTTTTGCTATAAGCAAAAGCAAATATATAAAAATTTAAAAAAAGGTAGAGTAGATATAGGTTATACTTGTTTTGCATATATTCGCTTTCGCTTATCGTGAATAGTTATCTACCCTGACCTTTATATCTTTTTAAGTAATTCTTGCTTGATTTTACTTTACTGCTTTTTGTTTTTGAATGTATGCCTTTGCGTTTTCTGGTATTACTTTTGTATATATGTACACTTGTTTTTCTAGCCATTATTTGATAGATAATATAACAAGTACCCACTTATATAAGCAGATACAAAAAATAAAATAACGTGATAAATATTTATGTGGGATTCTCCACAAGTTCCTAGTAAGTGATTTAATAAATCCATAATTATTTTTTAAATATACTGGTTGCTTTTTCTGTAGTCCTACCACCAAAGTATGCGAGTACAACTGCCATCATAACTTTTTCAAATGTGTCATTCCACACCTCGTTTATGTGAAAAGGAATACTATCTACTGAATCTAATATACCTGCAAAAGAAAATATAACAATACACCACACTAGTACTAATGGTCTTACATTTTGTGTAAGCCAACTGCCTTTTGCATCAGCTTCCCACCTACTTGTGATTGCTTCTATCTCTTTATTTTGTTGTTCATAAATTAATTCTTGTAGTTTTATTTTGTCATCGTTAGAAATCTTTGCTTTGGTGATTTCTGCTATTGCTTCTTTAGGATTTGTAACACCCTGTAACACACTACCTAGTGTGGGATTAATAACTGTTGCTGCACCAAATAATAATTTACCTACTGTGGTTTCTTTGAAAGGTTTTTTAGACATTATGTAATATTTATGTATTTTACTTTGCCTTGATCTCTTACTGCTTTCAGTATGCGTTTTCTATTTTTTTCTCTATCTACATAACTAATATGCACCCAATCAGGATTATCTCCACTACCAAACTCCCAAATTAAAGTATCAAAATCTAAATTATTTTTTATGTATTCAAACATCTGTGCATTTGTTTTGTGTCCGTATATGTCATCTATGTCAATAGCTTGACCTTTACAATGTTGTGATGTCTTACTACCACCTATAGATTCGTTCAGCTCTGTGCTTCTATACATAGATGTAATTTTTATTGCACCACCTACCCACTCCCTTAATGGCTCAAAGACATTTGCTGCTAATGTTTTCATATTATTATATGCAGTACCATTTGGTGTATTGTCAATGCCTAATCTTAAGGCAGTTATGCTTTTTGTTGCTTCTTTGTCTGATATATGTTTTGAAATCATAATCTAAAATTAAGACCTACCGAGCTGTTTAGTATTTCACTATCCCAGAACTTTATATATTCTCCTTCAATAAATAGTCCAAGTGTTTTACTAATCTTCCAACCTAATATAATACCTGCTTGATAGTCTTCCCATTGTTCTTCTTCTGCATCTTTAATTAAACCAGCTTTACCAAAATTATTTCTGTGTAAGTAAGAATACTCCTCATCGCCTTTTATATAATGATGATAAGGCAGTATATAGTTTCCATAAGCGTGTAACCAAAACTTTGATCTGTAGTGATAAAAGTCAAAACCCACTATTGGTGCAACCTCTGCAAAAGGATCAAGTAAATCCCATTGTTCACGATTATACCTGTTCATCAATCCACCATAAACTCTATCTCTAAAGTCTCTATCTCCGTAAGCAACAATTTCTCCTTTTTCGTTTCTCCATATCCAATCGTAAAAACTCTCGCCTGTTTGTACGTTTGTGTACTGTGTAAATTCATCTTCATATCCGTAAAAATATCCTAAACTATACCAAGGATTCACAGGAAAAGTAACCTCCTCGCCATTCGGATTTAAAGCCGTTACAGTTTGATTTAGCCATATTTCTATTGGATTGTATCCGTATGCTTTCTGATGTGATCTTGCTATCGCACCTGCACTTATACCAAACTTTTGTCCTATTGGTAATCTTGCTCTAATCTCTGCACTTTGATACTGAAAGTTCACGTTACCTTGTTTTCTTGATTCTAGTTTTACTATGTGGTATTTACCTGTATGTCTAATAAAGTATCTTGTATTGTCAAACTCCTCTGACCTTTCTCTCTCTCTTTCATAGTGAAATAAATACTCTAATCCTTTAACTGCTGCAATAGGTGCTGATAAACCAATTAGGTTTTCTGATCCATCAATATAGTTGGGTTTCAGCTCGTAGTTAAACCTTGCAATCTTTCTGATACCAATACCTATACGATAATCGAAAGGATGATAAATTGTCTGATCTATAACATCTGGTATTGCATATAAATCATCAGGGTTTGTTCTAATAAAATAATCTGGGTATTGAGTTTCGTATGCTTCTCGCATATCTCCTGCTACATAAACTGTTGCATATTTAAATATACCCTCGTATGCTTTTTTAAAAAACTGTGCATTTACATTGAGTGTAAATAATAATGCTAATAATAAATATTTTTTCATAATTAAAATCTATCTTCTAAAAGTTTGTCAATCTGTTTTTGAAATTCTACCTCGT